GCGCTCTGTCCCGTAAGGGATGCTCTCGTCCTTTATGCCCAATTTTGGGGTTTTATATAGGTTCTCCACATGAAATACTATCGTTACCAGAGGCGTCGCATTTTTGCGACTAACGCAACTAGCTATTTATCTTATAGCTTTGATGCGCCTAGTTCAGCACATACTGAGGGCAAAAATCCTCCTAGTGCTGTTCCGACACCTGGTTACCCGAAGTTCTTAGGTCAACGTGACCTTACTTCGACAGTAGATGCATGGCGTGAGGGTTATACTCCTGTTACTATTAGGGATATAACCTGGAGGACACCTGATCGCGAGTTCGAAATCTTTGGGGATCTTCCCCTGGATCACTCGACTCTCGTTCTTCCGGATTCACTTGCCGGACGGTGTAAAACGAAACTACTTAGCAACATCTATACAGCCCAAGCGGGCTGGCAAGGTGGGGTTTTCGTAGGTGAACTGCGGGAAACTATAAAGCTGATTAGGGCTCCTCAAAAGAGTCTTTTTCGTGCCTTTATGGATCTTCCTCGAGAGTATAAGTATCTTCGTAATAGGTATGGGCGTGGAAGCCGTCGTTTTATGGCTTCTTGGTCCAAATTCTATTTAGAGTTTACTTATGGCGTACAACCCCTTATTTCTGACATCGAAGCATCAGTTGATCGCTTCAATCAGATACAGGACAAGGTTGTAACTAAGCTCGTCAAAGCGCATGTGGATAGCCAGAGCGAAGAAATTCTCGCACCTGTAACTATCTATGACAACGGCTCTATCTTGCTTGTTATGGAAGATAGGATCCAAAAGGAAGCTTTTGCTTCCGGCGCAGCGTTGATCTTAGCCTTTCCACTTGGTGCAAAACATAATCTTAACAATTATGGGATGCGTCCTCGTGATTTTGTTCCAACATTATATGAACTGATACCCTTCAGTTTCGTAGTTGACTACTTTACCAATCTTAATGATATAGTAAATAGTCAATTTGTCGAGCGCCATGGAATAATTTATTCATGGGTTAGCTCTAAAGAAACTTGTCGGGCTGTTCGCCTACCCATCGTGCAGAAATCGCCCAATGGAACAGGTAACGTTGATGTTGGTCCTGGAGTTAGGTACAAAACCGTCACTCGCCGCCAAAAGGAGGCTGACATAGATTTAAGTTTTTATGTCGAAAAGCCTTCCTTGAAGCAGTGGGTGAATCTCGGTGCCCTAACACATGCTCTTTCCCAAATTAAATAGGAATCAATCATGGATATTACATCTCCAGTAACTGGTATGGCTCAGCCGGACTTAACGTCCCCTACCTATACCCTCGCCGCGGACACAGCACCTAACCCGAATGGGAAACAGTGGTATGTGTCAGCACTTGGTGGTACACAATCAGGCGTGACGACTCATTCATTGAGTTTTCCGTTTACTGTGTCTATCTTCCGTCCTAGCACTTTCAAAACCCTTTCACAAGGGATAATGGCGATGCTTGGATTGGTTGATGCCCCGCGGAACGTTTACAAAATAATCGTTCGTAAGGGCTCCTCGATTAACAATCTTGGAGGGTCCGCCGTCAATTTGCTGCGCATTGAGTATGAGATTGCTGCCAATGCACCTGATATGGCGAACGGGCCTGAACAAATTCAGGCCATGTTCTCTTTAGCAGGTGGTGTCCTGGTGCAGTTAGCACCGGGCTTTTCGAACCAAGTTAAATCTGGTTCGTTATAAGGCCGTCTCATGCAAAGAACTGCTGTTGGTGTTGAGCCGCGGCGGCTATTGCAAGCCGTTTTGGATGACCTAAGCAAACATGAGTTTGTGTCCAATGAACAAGCTTATGCCGGCAATGTTATCGTCAATACTTTACTTAAGAAATTTGAGTATAGTTCCGACGAAACTAGGGCGAAAGCCTTAGACAATTTCATTGTCACAAATGCGTCTATCGAGGACTTTTCGGTGCCTCGTGACGCGGTCATCCGCAGTGTTTTAGAGTCCGCGAAAGCGTGGTTTCTACAGTACTTTCCACAAAATGAATACTATGCCCCTGACCCCAGCAATGGGGTGTTTGGGCCTGGTAAGTCTCATGGCGTGGAGGCCATCGATGCGTATGCAAAGATGGCTACAAGTATGACTTATAGCACTGCACCAGCGTTGAGCTTTTATCTTGACGCAGCTTCACTATCTCCGGTGCTCTGGGCGGGTGAAACTATCCGCCGTAGGAGTCACGGGTACACGAAGCAAGTCGCATCGCGACTTACAACGGTACCGAAGAACGATGTGACCGATAGGACTATTTGTATAGAGCCATCTTTACAGATGTTTCTTCAACAGGCTATCCGTAAGGATCTCGAGGCAATACTGTATAAAAACGGTATCAGCCTCAAGACGCAGCAAGAGGTCCATAAGGACCTCGCACGGCGCGCTTCTGTTGCGGACTCACTATCGACGATTGATTTGTCGATGGCGTCCGATACAATCGGGTACAGCTTTGCCAAATGGCTCTTGCCACAAGATCTCTTTTCCTGGTTAGACCAAGCGAGATCGAAGTGGTTTGAGCACGAAGGTGAGGTTGTTGAGTTGAGGATGTTGTCGTCAATGGGAAATGCAACTACTTTTCCTATACAGACGATGATTTTCTTAGCTCTTGCCCGAGGGTGCTATAAACACTACGGCATAAAGATTCGACCTTTCGGCTCCGATAGAAATATCGGGGTTTTCGGCGACGACATTATTGTCGTTCCGGAGGTCTATGATCTTCTATGTTCCACACTTAACTCGTGTGGATTTACCGTGAACCTAGAAAAGTCTTTTAAATCTGGACTTTTCAAGGAATCTTGTGGTGGCGACTACTACGCCGGATGTGATGTCCGCGGAGTTTATATTCGCCGTCTTGCTAGACCACAAGATGTGTTTTCCGCAGTGAACCGACTTAACAGGTGGTCCGTAAAAACGGGTATACCACTTAAAGGAGCGGTTCGCATTTTGCTTGATAGCTTACATAAGTATAACCTTGTCCCGGAATGGGAACAAGACGATTCTGGCGTTCAAACGAATGCCGGTTTTGGTGCTTATGTTTGCTATAGGGCGAAAGGGGCTAAGGTAAGCTACGACAACTATAATGTTGGCATAGCCTCTGCTTTAGTCTGCGGCGGTTACGCCACTTCCTGTTCCGACGACTCTCTAGTCATTGCGACTAGAGGTGACGTTGGTTATCGTAAGCGCAATAAATTTGCGCTGTCGTGGCAATCGCTACCTCGTTCGGTAGCAATTTCTGAGAATGCTTTACTTAAAGCACCTCGGATTTTTGCCAGAAGTGGGTGGTCTTATTTCCCTTTAGACCACAAAGCTCCTTACTCTGTCGAGTGGGAGTCTGCGCGTAGGGAACGGGGTTATTACCCGTCCTGATCGCAGAAAAAGGAACCCTTTGCATGGGCGCAAGAGAAATCTTGTTTCGCCTAGCAACCCC